AAAAGGTCGCATGTCACCTGAGTTCTCCGAGGCAACTATATAAGCGGGAACTTCCATGTTAAAGCTATACCTCACTATTCTTTCTTCATCCGTAAAATCATCAAAATTATCCTGATTCGTTACACTATTGTCAGGGTATGCAACAAATCAAGACCCTTTATCAGATGATATTTTGAATTGATTTCTATTTCCTGTATAAGATCCTACGAGCTTCTCTATCATCTGATTCATGTGCAAAGTATAAGATGTCCAGAAAGTCACTTCATACGTCACGTTGATAAAATGAGGAAAAGGAATAGTAATAATCTCGTAGATGTGATGTGAATCTAATTTATTAGAAAGAACTGGTCCTCCTGACGCAGTTTTCACAGGAACTCGGCGGGAGTTTACAGTTCCCGGATTGGTAGAAATAGGTTCTGTAGCATTCGCATCATGATCTTCAGAGCGAACATTTGCCTGATGTCGAATATTTTCAGGATTTACCAAATTCTGATAAATGGGATCTCTAGCGCTGAGTCGGCGCTTTATTACCAGATCTCCCGTATCTGCAAGCCTTTCAAAGCCTGCAGCTTGATCTATGCCGGATCGTCGTATTGATATTAGAGGAAGTATCAGGGCGTCGTTTTCGTCCCTAATTGGTTCGTTCCTCTTCATCAAGGCAAATCTTTCACCTGTTGCAAAAACTACAGGCACCTTCCGTGTCTCATTATTCTGACTGATCACAAACTGGATCTCTTTGTCAAATAAGTCAAAAAGAGCTTTGTCAATATCTTCAAGTCCACATGAAGGAAGATAAAAATCACCTGGGATATTCTGTCCCTCTAGTCCCGAGGGTATTCTTTCTTTCTTGTAAGCGGGATTTAAGCTAGCATCTTTAATAGATTGACGTACAGACATCTTAGCTACTCATCATAAAAGGCTGATCCTGCATCTTGCGGATCGCCCTTCTCAGAAACTTGTTTTGGTCCGCTAATCGGATCAGCGAGCACATCCTTCTCGCGAAGAGACCTCACATCACCCGTAGGCCCAAGCTCATTATCCTTAAATCCTCGCTGCTGGACGAAGGTCTTTTGCACCGCATCTGGATCTGAATAGTCTTCGTCTGTGGGACCGAGGACCTTCGTGAAGAAGACCTGCTTGCGAGTTTGCTTACCTATGAGTTTAATTCCGTCGCTGTGCTCAATCTGACCGAATAGATTCTTGGTTGTTGACACAGAAGTAATCTCAAATATCACGGTGCCATAAGTGAAAAAGTCTCCTACCAAGATATCAATCCCTTTGTCGAGGAGATCTCTTGACTGGATGAACACGTGGATACTTTGAGTCTTCTCAGGACCATATTTGTTAGTCTTGAACGTGGGCTCTTGGTATTCGACCAGGCACCCAATCTCGAGCGGGGTCTCAAAGATCTTTTCAGGGGCTTCGTCATAAAGCTCATTAATCTTTGTTCTGGTTGCAGAAATAGAGTAGTAATAGATCTTCTGCCCGATCACATCTTTAATCAGTTCTTTCGTAAGATCATTAACAAGGTCTATCTCGCGAGGAGTTATAAAAAGCCGTCCCATCTATCCTCCTAACCCATTGTAATCGCGGCGCCGTTTGGCACCGGAATCGTTCGAAGTTGTTTCTGGATATTTTCTGCTTTCGTCGCGTTCATCTCAATGATCTTATCGTAAGTTAAAGAATCTAACATCTCTCTAAGCTTTGCGATAAGCTCTTTCTTGTCTTCTCTTCCCTGCGATATCAGGCCATCACCATCCAGCTGGATATCCCCGCTAGGAATAGGAAGAGACTTAAACTTGGATCTCACAAGCCCCAGAAGCTCTGTCGATAGAGAAAGAGAATACTGCCTTACCCATTGCCTTCCTATCGAATTAACAGCAGAATAAATTAGGTCTCCAAAAGGAATATTAGACAAGTTTGAGACACCATAAATCGTTCCATCTCCGTAGGCAGGATTCAAAGGATCCGGCGCGAAAGCAACTCTAATCCAAAGCTTTCGATTTGTCTGGTCGCCAGTCGGTGTGGGAAATATTCGTATTTTGGTCCCGACCACTTTGAAAGAATAATTAGATCTTCTAACCCTGTGAGAGATATCCATTTGGCCGGCTCTTAAAATATCTTCAAAGACGGGCAGAACATAGAAAATTGTTTCTGGCGTAAAAGACTCAAAAGAGAATTCATTATTCAGGTAATTAATTGCTGACGTGCTGTCAAAAAATCTATATGCTGCCTGAGGATTGAAGTGGAATACTTCTTGTATCTTCATTTTAGAACTGTAGGTGTTAAGTGAGGATGAGTAGAGTAAATTATCATCAGCGTCTTTTAGTGATCTGTAGATGTCATAATCCTGTTGGCCTTTAATAAGCTGGATCGATCCAGACAAAGAATTATATGATCCTCCCACGCCTGCCTCTGCAGCATAGGGTTCTGCCATTCTCTCTAGAAACTGCAGTGTCTCGTGCGGAAATTTCTGCTCAGAACCGGACATGCTGCCAGTGGAGGTACCTAGAAATGTCGATAACTGTGATCTAGCTTGATACTCATTGATAATCTGGCCGTACTGAAAGAAAGATTCTTCAAAGCAGGCCCAGATCTGTTTTTTAGTTAACTCTACAGAGAGTATGTCATCGCCTAGCTTTCGCTTAACAAACGTAACTATCTTGTCAGCTTCAGACTGATACTGTGCATCACTATCAAATGCACCGAATGGTGTAGGATTAGATGTATTAGCGAATGTTGCCACGAAGCTCTCCAGAAACTCTCACAGTATAAGTATGAAGTCACGAGACTTAGGTCTAGACGAAAAAAACGAACACAAAAAAGGTGCCCCCTAGAGAGGCACCTTGATTGATTTAAAATAAATCTATAATAATAAACCTATAAGCGATCTCAGAAACTACGCTATTCTATAGCAAGTATATGCTGTAGCAGAGGTGATTCTAATTCTAAACTGGGCGCTGCCATGATGACGAATGCCGGCAACTCCGTTGCTATCTACTACCATAAAGCCGGCAGAAGTTCCGCCAGTGCCCATTGCAACTGTAATTTTTTCGTCTGCTGTGGTGGTGGCATCATTAATGAGCACGAAATCAAGGCAATCGCCGACTTTATAGCCAGGAAGAGCAGCAACGATCAGCGCTGCTGTCGGAAGGGTCCATGTCCCATTTCCTTCTGGATCATCATATAGAATACCGGTCAGGATCTCGGCGATGGTTATTGTCTGGTTGGTGGTGCCGGGCGCGGCTGCAGCTTGGAATCCCTGCGTCATGCTTGGGGCGCCGGTGCTGGTTAATCCGCCACGAAGGCGAATTGTATTCGATACCCCGTCTTGAAAATCGACGCCGCCGCCGGATTCCTGGACAAGACCCTTACTATCACTAACTACTACTTTCGGCATAATTTTCTCCTTTGTTCGCATGATTCCGACACGGTGGCGAGTTCACCCTTATGCAATGTGCCGGGCCTAATATTAGATATGGGCGTGCACTTAAAAAAGAGGAAAATATGCGAACAAAAAAAGGGGAGCCCTTTCGGACTCCCCCCATAAAACCGAAGTTTTTATTGTCGCTTAGATAACGTTAAGGTCTGCGACCGTAATAGTACCGTAGAAGTCAGCGCGAACCATCTTCTTGCCGTAGCGAGTCATCACGCCCTTGCGGGGTGTGAAGTCTTCTGGCGCGAAGATCGTAGGAGTGACGATCAGCGGAACATACGGAGCATAAACGTATCCTGTCTCAAGGTAGCTACCACCCTTATAGCCAACAAGAATCTTGTTGCGGGGGAAGTAGGGGTCCTTGTAGACCGTAAAGCGGTTGCTCAGAGTACCAACCTTCTCAGCACCGAGGCTGAATGGGGAGGCGACCTGACCATCACTGTCAAGGCTTAAAGTTGGGCGATACATCACCGAAGCTTCAAACATTGTGCAGACATCCGGGGAGGTAACCACGAAGTTCGCGGATCCACGGAGTGTCTTGCGGTGAATGGTGTTAGCAACATCAATGACAGTCTCGATCAAGGTCTCGTACCATTCACGAACTGTGCCCGTGAAGCGAGGTCCAGCTGAAAGCGAATCAGCTAGCTTGACTTCAGCACCAGTTACCTTGTTCAGGAACTTACCGGGCGCGCGCGACCAGTAAAGATTAGCACCTGCAGCTTCAGTCAACAGATCATTCAGGATCTCACGATCGATTTCCAGAGCAACCTGCTCAGACAGGATCTGTGTCAACTCAACCTCAGCGTCAAGGCTGTGATATGCGTTAAGGTCCTGTGCGAGTTCTGGCGACCAACGAGCTCTCAGCTTACGCGTAGCGGCTGTAACTGCGATGGACTCCACCTTGATGTCAATCTCAGGGATTGTCGGTGAAGGCGCCGATGCGAAGTTGGATTCGAATGAAGGAATGGTCAAAGTAGAACCGTTCCCACTATCAACATTCAACGTCGGCGGAATGGCGTAAGAAGCCGTAAGCCAGTTATCATGATCTTGAATGATGCCGGCGGCGTTCCTGTAACCTAAATAGACGCCAGAGACGACGAGAAGCAATGCAGAATTCGCCGAACCCACTGCTACCAGAGGATTGCTCGTGAACTTGCCTTGGTTAGCATCCCATGTACCAACCTGATTCAAGCGACGCAGGTTGAGAATATTCTTTCCACCCTGGAAGTCTTCTCCGAGAGGCTTAAGCCCGTGGGTCTTGGCTGCGGCGGTGTGCGCATCCGCAGAGAAGAGTGAGATATCCTTGGCATTCGTAAGATCTGCTGCGGCAAATGCTGAGCGTGATAGATCTAGCACCATGAACTGGAATCTGCCGTCGCCTTGCGCGCCGGTATCACCCTCGATCAGGTCAAGAACCTGAGGGTCGAACTGGAGCAGCTTAGCATCAGAACCCGTAGCATGGCAGAGACTCTCTGCAGTCATGCTGGAATTTGCGCCGAACGATCCTGAGAACAGAACTGTCGGTCCCACGGAGGAGCTGTGTACTTTAGAGTAAGTTGCTCCCACCAGGTCGTACATACCACCTGTAGCCAACGAACCAGAGCGTACGCCCGCGCCCGCTGGGTTGTTATAAATAGATTGACCACGCTCATAGGTCTCAGCATTAGCAGTTCCGGAATCACCTGTAGTCAGGGATGCGTCACCACCAACGTTGGTACCGTAGGTGTAATCTAGATAGAAGAGCAGGCCAGAAGGCAAGCTCATGGGCTGGATGGATACCAGCTCATTTGCGACTAGTCCACCGAATACACGGCGGACGATTGGAAAGGCGATGTTAGAGAATCCGCGAAGGTCACCTGATGATGTTCCTGCGCCGGCGCCTGTGCCGATGGAGCTTTGCTCTCGCAAAAGCTCGGCAGTCTGGTTCTCAAGCAAGCGCGCCATGTTTTCACGCTTTGTGCTTTCCAGACCACGAAGAAGTCCTGTACGGGACCACTTCTCGACCAAACGGGAATTCTCTTCACCCATGTGCCGTGCGCGAATTCCTTCGGACAGCGTTTCGAGCGAAAACTTAGACATAATAGTCTCCCTTAGTTTTAAAAGTTTTCTTTACTTTATGCCTGCTAACAATGCCCAACGACTAGCTTCTGTAGCTTCGTTAAGGTTCATTGATGCAGACTTGGTTGGACGACTTGCGCCGCCAATGTTGCGTGAGCCATGATTAGGCTCAGCGCGCTTACTAAATGACTCTGTAAGAGTCTTGAATAGAAGCTTCACCTCTCGCAAGCTTGCGGCATCATCGAGCGTTTCTATGGCCTGGGCCCGTTGGGCTTGACTCAGATCGCTATTCATCAGCAGCTTATTGGTGTAGAGCAGCTTCGTGTTAAACAAGCTCATCTCAGCGAGCTGTGACTTAAGGTCAACAACTGCACTTTGATAACTCGTTAGTTCAGAGCGGAGTTCGTCATTTTGCCCGGAGGCGACTGTCTCGGCCGTTTCTTCTAATACTTTTTCTGCGGCGGGTTGCATTAGCTTAGCTAGCTCCTCGCGCAGCATGTCTTCATCGATCTCGAGGATGGTGTCATCACCGAGGCCTTCTTCTAGGTGGTCCTCTTCTGCGTAATCATCTTCATCGACGTCATCTTCATTGATGTCACCTTCAAGCTCAAGGATCATCTCTTCGAGCTCGTCGACTTCGACTTCTTCTTCGACATCGAGCTCGTCGACTTCGACTTCGACTTCTTCTTCGTCGTCAGCTCCAGCGTCGATAAGTTCTTCTTCTTCTTTAACCTTAACTGAGATATCTTCAGAATCCACTACGGCATCCTCACCGAGATCCAGTTCTATGGTTATGACTTCCTCGGACAACAGGTCCCTTAGTGATCTCTTCATTTCGATTATCTCCTTCTTAAAGTTGTGAATCTGATCTTGAGAGTTCTTGATGACGCCTTCGAAGATTTGCATACCTTCTGCAGCGGACATCATTTCGGATAGTTTGTTAACAGCTCTGTCAGATATTGCGACTAGAGCTAAATATTTCTGTAGATCCTGCTCATTTAGTTCAGCAGGTTTGGTGCCTCTTACTTTTCCCAATACTTCGTGCACGGTATCAATATACTCATTACACTCTTTGATGTAATTTGCTGATCTTGTAAGTGCAGCTTCTCCAGTCGGGCTTTCCGGGGGTGGTGATTCTACGACAGGTTTAGATGCATCATCTTCAAGCATTTTCTTGAGTTCTTCAGCTGCCTCTAGAGTCATGTCATATTCTTGATCATTGTTCTCCGGGATTTCGGGCAGGCTTTCTTCTATGATATCAGTATCATCGGTGCCGCCTGAATTTCCCAGTATTTGAGATTCAATTAGATCTCGAATTTTAGGAGTTATGGATTCAATGATCGCATTTTTAGCATTCTGCTCAGCTATTTCTCTGAGCTTTCGTGCATCAGCTATTGCTTCTTCATAAAGATTACTTGTCATATTCTTCACCCACCTACACTGTTAAATATGATTATTCGAAGAAAAAATCACACTTTACTATTTTTCAGTGCCCTTCTCTTTGCTCTATTTTTTTTCATTCTCTTTTTTTCGGACCTCGACATGAACCGCTGTGTATAAGTTTCGCGGACCTCTGTCTGCTTCCCAGACTGTTTATACAGCCTTTTAAATCTCGCGATTAATCGCTCTGGATTTTCTCTCGCATGAGAGGCCACAGATACACCATATTCTCGAGGAAACTGCTTAGACATCTTCGTCATCGTCACTCATGTAGTCTTTTATAAAGTCAGAAAGAGAGGGCGCAATTTTTTTTGTAGTTTTAACTGCGACATAAGATTGTGGGCGGCCGCCGATATTCATTCCTATCGTTTTTCCATATCGAGTTTTATAGATTCCGCCGCCGTTGCCCATTGCTATCATCTGGCTTATTCCGCCTGTTGCAGAACTACCCTCTAAGCCTTTCACGACATCTTCTAAATCAATTCTTTCCTTGACTTCGTAAAGATCTAACCGGGATGCCCAGTTAACAAATGAACCTCGATCTACCCACTTATAAGGATCGTTAACTTTCGTGGTGCCGCCGATCTTATGAATCACTTTCTTCCTAAGCTTTGCGGGAAGAACATCTTCAACATCATCTTCATCATCGATTTTTGTTGGAGGCTCAGTATAAGGGTAGTGGGGAGTCATAGACAGTGGTCTGCCTATTGACGGTGTAGTCTTAGAGGATATGGAACCGTAACCGCTCCCAGCTCGAGCATCATAGCTTGGAAAATTAATATATGCTTCGTAGAGGGCGGACATTTAAATTTTGATTAGGCTCGGGGAGAGCTCGTACCTAAGCCAAAAGTACCGATTTTAACACTTGAAATATCTTCTGACGTGCTTCGAGGATCCCTGAGGCCATCACCTACAAAGTCTCCGCCGGCGGGTTTATTGGGAACCACAATACTTTCAACTTGTCCAGCAGCATTCGGAGAAGCGACATTAGGAACGTAGGGGCTAGCTACCGTGTCACCACGGTTATCTTTCTCGACACCTTCCACAACTGGCGCATCAACAAAATCTCTGCTAAACTCCGAAAAACCAAATCCGGATCCTTTTGGTCCTTCGCCTACCAGGACACCTTCGAGAATGAGATCTTCGAACTGCTGCTTAATTGAGACATTAGCTCCCGGGGCGTAGATCGGAGCTGCACTAAATGCTGCCCTTAATGTAGTATCATTTCGATTCCCAGGTAACCCGGGATTTGTTGGATTTCGGACTTCCATGAGGTTGCCCATACTGTTATGTGAAAAATTATTGCGAGCCATAGTATTCTCCTATCACTAGTAAATATGCATTCAAAACAAAGTTGAATTTATTTATTGGCACCTTGCGAAAAGGCGAGGGCAGCCCAGTTCGAAGAGCCCTCAAATAAATCTTCAGGGGTGGACATCGCCGCTGCTCTGGTTGCTGCATCGGCGCCTACCGGTACAGTCGGAGAAGTGTGAGAATGCTGAAGCTGCTCTTGTAGTGTTGTTTTTGCAGTATCAGAAAAAATTGATTGCATAATAGGATCTTCAGTCATGGAAGTCACCGTTTGAGAAATTCTTTTATCAAACTTAATATTATCTAAAGCCCTGTTCCGGTGCTGGGGCGGTAATTTCTTGCTAGGGTTTGGCGCCTTAACTTCTGTCAAAGTATCGGAACCTAATCCTTCTGCAAGAATCTCAACAATACATTCTTTTACAATCACTTTAAGTTTAGATCGAGTCAATTTCATTATCCGACCCCGTCATATCCAACAGAACCTGTAAGCGTAGGGAATCGCTTATCGGAAATCGGAGTCACACCTGCAAGTATCGAGAATGCACAATTAACTGCTCCGTCTCGCCGAAAGAAGAGTTCTTTGCATCTCACTTCTAATCTTCCAGTGGATGTGTTACCCGATAAGATAAAGTAGTTGGCACGATCAGCAGTAGATTCGCCGCCGGCGGGGTTACTGGGTGTCGAGCCCGAAACTCCGCCTGTTGCACCCACCCCTGCTCTTGTAAACCCGATTCTCATAGTATTGGCAGACATGTTGTGAATTACAAAAAATCTTGTTACATTTGGGAATCTAACGCTAACAGCGGTTGTGCCTACTTCCGTTGCTGCAGAAGATGTAACAAAAGGAACTGCTGACAATTGGTAAGAGGGTATGTCACCGGGACCCCAGTGTGGGTAATCAAGAGGCATCTCTATCTCCATTCCATTCTAAGATTGTGTTCATGATTCGATGGATCTTGTCACCTGGCCCAAAATAAGCCTGGACTTGCGCAATCTCATCGAGAGTTAAATCTCTGCCTTCTTTCATAATAAAGGCGCCAGGGGTTGACGGCTCAGAAACGATATCCCAGCAAATGAGCTGGAAATCATCTTGCACCACTTGGTGTCCGCCTTCACTCCGAGTAGATCCTACACCTCTCGATGAAATACCGATCTTAATTCCGCTTTCAACTAGACTTTTCAAGATCTGCCCGTTGGGCGTGTCCAGCACCTCTAGTGTACCGTAACAAACATCACCATCCATGTGAGCTGCCCGAATAACGTGTGAAACATTTTTAAGCTCTACTACAGAAGTATCAGGGTGATCAAGCTCTCCTAGGGCGCGCCCTTCGTCGATAAAACGCTGGTAGTTTTTAACTTCGCGTCGAAGAATATCAAGAGGATAAACTCTGCCGTTCTGGTTCAGCGTGTCAGCTTTTTGCAAAACACCTTTCATCAAGAACTTTCCATCTTTGGTTTCCGACTGTTCCTTGATCAGGTTGGCATCATATTCGAATGTCATGCATTCAGTTAGCAGCTTCATTTCGCAACTCCTTGCAACTCTTCATTCAGCTCAATAATCTCAAGAGCTTTCGTAATAAGACTGTCACTAATTTCACTAGTATCTAGCCCGTGAATGTTCTCAGATACTTCTTTTGCTTTCTGGGTGAATTCTTTGCTCTGGATAGCTGAGTATTCGAATAAATTCTTCAGCGTGCTCTTGAAGATACCGTCGATCATTACCCGTGTGGCATCGGTATCATTTTCCACAGCGTAAAGATTGATAAGCTGTGACTGTGTAGTATTCAGCTTAGACTCATACTTTCTTTTCAGCTTATCTGTAGCTACCTTTACTACTAAGTTGTCTATATTGGGATCTTTTTTCTCATCTTGATGTTCTTGAAAGGGTCGACTCAAAGATTCTAGGAGAACAGACTCAAATTTAATAACTGTGCTTAGGTCAAGCTCTTTCTCTTCACGCCAGTATTTGATTAAAGTAGATGCCGTAGCATACGACTTATAACTGGGAACTGACTCTGAATAGACTGCTTCTGCCCCGAATATATGGTTTATCTCACGGATTAAGTTATCTTTTTCAATCTTGAGTGCCTTTGTATCAAATCGCTTTGCAGCATTTCTTGCTTCTTGCAAGACTGCATGTGCTACTACTTCACTTCCCACGGGGACATTAACAAGTGCATTGATTAATCTATACTCCTTGTGAATCTCAGTTCCAAGGGCAAAATACTTTTTAACAATATTTTTGGAAATGTTGGCACTTTTATTATCGCTCTCTACTAAGGACCGAGAAATCCTTCTTACTAAGAATTCGTAAAGAAGCCCGGAATTTCTCTTTTTATTATGTCTCGTCATTATTATCTCCCTCAACAAGCAAGTCAGGGGCCTTGCCTATATTACCTATGCTTTTCTCAAGGCTTTTTAAAGTCTGTCTAAGCTGGGCATTCATCTGATTTTGCGACTGCACCTGGCTCTCAAATCTCAAATCAGACCCGTTCACTACTTCTCTATCTGCGGACAGGTTACTAATGTACCGTTCTTTCTTAGACGACGTATACTGCGAAGAACGTTCTGGACGGAGCTGATAAGACCTGCCATCGTAAGCTTTATTGGCTTGTCGAGGCTTGGGTTTGGGCTTATGGGGACCCTTAACATAAGCACTTGGCTTTATTTTCTTGGTTTTCTCTTCTTCAGAGTCTGAGAGCTCGTCAGTTCCTAAAAGGAGATTATCATCTTCAGGAGTCTCACCTGCTTCTAAATCTCCCGGACCAGATGCATCGTCTTCGGCGGGAGCTTCCTCATCATCAAGATCAATCCCGCCGGGTGAGGCAGCTTCACCTTCAGACTCGGGAAGTATAATCGCTTCAACTTCTAGATCTCTTATCTTATCTTCCTCTTTTTGTTTTTCTATCATGCGGATCTCTTCATTAGTAAGACCTAGCACGCGCTTCCGAAGAAAATCTCGAGATAACATTCCTTCAGGGGACGTGCCTGCTATCTCAAATTTAGTTCTAAAGAGTTCAAGCTTTTGCTGCTGAGCTATCGTCGACGGATTAGAAAGCTTGAGTGTAAAATCTATAAGATCTTCTCCGTCAAACCCGTTTGCGTATAAATGAACGGCTGCAATTTTATTCAACTCAGAAATCATAACTCTCTGGATCTTGTTAATTGTCCTAGAGAATCTAATGTCTTCTTGAGCAAGCGTCGCTTTTGAACTTAGTGCCTCGTCATAACCAAGATATGCCTTGGGAACCTTTAGCGCTGCAAACAACTTCTTTTGAATGTATTCCACGTCTTCGATGGCAGTTGTGTTTTGTCCGCCTGCCAAAGTGTCAATAGACGTACCATCTTGCTGGCCTCGAACTGGCAAGAAATAATCCTCATCTACAGAAAGCGGATTGTAACGAAGATCTACGCGGCCGGTCTTCTTATCAATCACCTGATTGCTTCGCAAAGCAGTCTTTGCTTGCTGCATGTAGTTTTGCACCTCTTCAGGAGGAACGTTCCCTACGTCAATCTTGAATACTCTGCGTTCAGGTGAGCGGATCACTCTATAAACAAGCATTGCATCTTCAATGAGGATTAACTGGCGCCAGATTCTTCGTGCTGGTTCGATAACTGATGAACCGTAAGGTAAGAAAGCATCGTTACCCAACAGTCTAAAGTGCCCTATCTGCCAGTTCTCAAGAATCTTATTCCCTTGTGTCACCCACCGGAATCGAACAGCCATGGGATCATCGGAATCAAATCCTTCTTCTCTCTCAATCTCATTAACAGGAATTGGAATGCCATTCAAAACCCCGTATTCAGGTGAGATATCAAGGAAAAGAAAGAAGTCACCGTATTTACACAGATTTCTAGCCCAGGGATTGAGATTGAAATCGATATTCAGATTATCGTAAAAAAGTTCTTCTAGGACAGTTCTGATTCTATCGTTCTCGGAGTAGATGTGGAGGCACCGACCAACTTCATCCTGCGAACATGACTCATCTGAATAGATGTCCAGCGCAGATGCGATCTCGGGTGTTGCCTCCATCTCCTGAAAGTCTGCGTATCTGGACATGCGATCGTACATGCCATAAGCACTGATTGCATTCGCATATACGTGACTCTGGGACTTTTGAAACTGCTGGAGAAGAGTTCCCATGTTTGGGGAACGTGCTGCTTTAACTTTCCTCTTAATAAGAGGGCCTGACCTGAAAAGTCTGGTCAGCCTGTTAAAGAAGTTATTATTTTCGGCCATTCTTTGCCGCTCCTACATTAGGGGTAGTGAGCACTACGTCAAATAAATATAAACTTTGAGGGGTTTTGTAAAGCTATTTAATCAACCAGTCATAATCTCGTTGGGGATCAAAGTTTTTATTACCCTTCTCCCAAGACTCTTGATTAACGGGCTTGAAGGGGTTAGCAGGGATGGGCGGAGGACGTTCGGGAGTTATATCAGTCGCCGGCCGAGATTCAGTTGACATTCCTGCTAAAATTGCTTTGTTTAAGTCTGCTCTTGATTCGCCGCCGGCGCCGTAGAGATCAAAAAGCCACGATCCAATTGCAAGACTCATAACAAGATCGTCATGCTGTCCATTCATAGCTTGAGCTTTCTGTCCTTTCCAGACAAATGTTTTAAGCTCCTCGTACAGGCGCGCTGAATAACATCTGAGTGTTTTATTTCTTATCATCTCTTCAAGCTTGGAGATGATCTGGACTCTGGACTGACCTTGCGTAGAAAATCCGCCCACATCTTTTTCAGACTGGGAGGAGTAATTACCCAAATAAACGCCGCGAGATTTCTGGTAATAAAGATTGGGATAGCTTAGCTCTTTAAGCTTCATAATTGTCGTGTAGCCAAACGTATTGTTTTCGGGAGCCAAAAGTGCGTTATTATATTGACGACCTAAATCATCAAGCATTTCACCGAACCTATCAGGCGGTATTTTCCCTTTATACTCTGCAACGACTTCGCACACGGTGGTATCTATCACGTGACATGTAGAGTAATCCTTGGCATCACCTCGCGCCACATCAGCAGATATTACGTATTTGTGAGACGACAAGGGGTTTTCCCATACCCACAAATTTCGATCATCAAACTTTCTCTCTCGGGGAGGCCGGATCGTCTCTCGAATCCATTCCAAGTGATCGGCTTGAAGAAAGGTCTCTCCCGACGCTACGAAATCGCATAAGAGCTCTTGGGCAATTTGTCGCTTTGTCATATTGCGAGTTTCTTTAGCAAACCACTCTTCATCTCGTTCTGGGTGAACTTGCCAGGGTAAGTTGATAGAGTTGAACTCATTCTCACCCATCATAGCTTCTGTATAAAGTTTGTGATACTGGCCGCCGACACCGTTAGGAGTGGATAGCACAATTGCGCGGCCGCCTGTTGAAAGCGTCGGATACAGCCCCATCCATAGGGTATCAAAGTTCTTCACAAAAGCTGCCTCGTCAATAATGAGAAGAGACAGGGCTTCAGAACGACCTGCATCGTCGGAAGTGGGAATAGCTTTGATGACTGAACCGTGACTAAACTCTATTGTCTGCTTATTATCAGCAACCACCTGGGGTAATACCAGCCACGGCGGAAGTGATCTCATCATCACTTTGACTTTTCTAATAAAGTTCTGCGCGACTGAAAGCTTGGTCGCGATGACTAAGATGTTCTTGTCTCGCTGGAATATTCCCATCCAGAGCGCATAAGCGGCGACTAAAGTAGAAAGCCCTAGCTGTCGGGACTTTAAAATTACATTGAATCTGTTGGCGTTAAAATGCGTGACACATTCTTCCTGAAAAGGAAAGGTATCAAAATTAATCAAGCCCCGAGTTGGATGCTGGATCCAGACGTACTTTTGCATGAAGTAAATAGAGTCTTTTCCGCAGCGGATGATCTCTTTTACTTGGGCCTGCTTTCCGGGGACAGCAGACATCAAACACTCACGTTATAGATCGTGTTCCGTCTGTAATAAACTTGCCGCACTGGGCTAAAGATATTATAGTTAATAAGCTCAATACTATCAGTGCTTTTAACTTCCTTCAGCTTCAAGCTCTTTCCCATCGATTCTTTGTATGCCTTCTCAAGACTTTCTATGTAATCTCTGGTGATCTTGATAGATTCAAGCTCAACTTCTCTGGCTATCTTGTTCTTGGGATCAACAAGAGAGCGCTCTGACTCATGCAGTGTCATAATAGTCACAAACTTGACTACTAGCTTATCTTCACCTGCCTCTCCGCTGAGATTGCACTTTACAGAGCGACCTGCGGGAACTTGATAGGTGGTCTCACCCGTGGATGAGTAACCAAAAGATGTGTTGATCAGCTGACCGATCGCATTAACTTCTTCAAATGAAAGCATACTACTTACCTCACAATGGAACGTTATTAACTATCACGTAGAATCACAATTTTAATCTCGGGACGATCTTACTTCGCCTTTCAGCTTCTAGCTTAATCACTTCTACTTCTGGGCGCCACCCCTTTTTCCACTTTTCTCTATTGGGACCTTCTGCCCACATTACTCCGCATTCATGACAACACTGATGATCGTTCCAGAACTGAGTGTCGGTGTCAGTCAGCATAAAATATCCGCACACCGGACAGTCAAGAGGCTGCGACTTAATGCCGCGGTCCTTCACGATCACGAAGCCATCTTCGTGATAAATAATCTCTCTATTCGAGTCTGACATGTGCATCTATTCCCTTGTTGCCTATCTCGATAGTTTGATCAACGACATCCTTCACAGAGTCAACGTGAGTGATCACAAGAATATTCTTAAACCACTTCTTAAGCGAAATTAAAAGTTGATTGCAGGACTCAACATTGGTCTCATCCAGCGATCCAAACCCCTCATCAATGATCAGCATGTCTGTCTTAGGCAAAGAAGACACATTAAGTAATGCTACTCGGATAGCTAGCGATGATATCATCTTCTCCATACCAGAAGCTAGCTCAATAATCCGCCTGCTATCTCCGTAATCAATGAAGATGTCCAGGGAACTAGAATCTACATCAGCGTCTAGTGTTACCGTGAAATCAGTAACGCCGCTCAGAATCTTCTCAATCTCAGAATTAATAACAGGTAGCTGTGTTCGGATGATCTGCGTCGGAATCCCCTTCTTGGACCATGACCTCATCAAAAAGTCATAAATCTTCCAAGACTTGCGCAATTCCGCAAATTCATCTCTTTCACTCTGGAGCTTCTTAATCTGGCTATCCGTATTTCCTTTCATCTCCGCGGAGGAAAGTCGCTGCGCATCCTTCTGGTTAATCTGGCTGCTAATCTCGTCGAGCCTATCCTTAATCTTTCGAGCTGCTACGGTAATATTGGAAGTGTTGAGGCGCATCTCCATCTCAAGCAAGACCTTCTTGCAACGCAGAAGGTGATCCCCTGCATCATCAAGATCACGAGAAAAGAGATCGAACTCAGACTGCTTTCGAGATAGATTGATCTCAGAATCAGAAAGGCGCGTCAAAAGAGTGTCGTACTTATCGATCTTCCCCTTCAGGTTCTGGTCAAAGAGATATTTAACAGCACGTCGAATAGCGCGTAACTCTGATGCTAGATTGTCGACTAAGTCCTTTTGTTCCGCTATCAGATTCTTATTCTTATGAGAGTCCTTGATGAACTTACAGGTAGGGAATTGGTCACCGCAAGGAACTTCATCTAAGATCTTAACAGACCTGTTCTGGCTCTTCAGCTTTTCCTTGGCCACCTCTTTCTGGTATTCAAGGGCAGTGAGGGCGCGCTCAAGGTCCTGGAGATTCTCAAACTTCTCACGAATTTCGGAGATGGGAAACTGCTCCTTAACAGCCTCGATCGCTTCGATCTGCTCATTGAGCTTCTCAATCTCATCCACGCAATCGTTAGACTTGAGAGTCAGCTTATCAAACTTTTCTTTGGCTACACAGAGTTCTTCCTTCTGTGTCTCGACATCACGTGGGTCAACGAGATCAGCCTCGCTAAAGTTACTGAGCTGTATTTGCAGTGCTTGCTGATCCTCCCGAAACTCAGCTAAATCATGCTCGATCTCTAAGATCTGAGCGTCATACTTTCTACGCTTATTCCTGAGAGCGACGATGGCTGCATTCCAGTCTCTCGCTGGATAATTGCTCATCTTTCCTCGGATCTCTGCAGCATCGTTCTTTACGAACTCAGCCATGCGCTCGAAGATGTCGAGATCAAGAAACTTGGACAGTATGGACTTACGATGGGAGGAACCGTGACTGATGAAGTGGTTCATGCTTCCCTGCGCGGCTAGCGAGGTGATCAAAAAATCTTCAGACGTTCCGAACATCTTTCTAATAACCTTTTCTGTTTGGGTCCGCTGCTCACCGTTAAGATCCTGAACTACATTCCCAGCTGAATCAGACTGGTAGAGGTTCAAAGAAGTGATAGCCGAGACGTGGCCCTTCTTATCCTCCTTGCGTACGCTTTGCCTCTCCACCACGTAACGCTTGTTATTAGCAGTCAAGTGCAGCTTAGTACTGCAGTGCCCCTTGCGACTATTAATGATGTGCAAGTTCTTAATAGATCCGCGATCAGTGGAATTGAATAAGGCATAGACTAATGTGCCTACAAT